ATGGCGATCGACTGGGTTGCGATTTGGGCTGTCGTCGGCCCGGCGGTGGTGGGGCTGGCGACGTGGCTTCGAACCCGCAAACCCAACCAGGCGAAGCTCGACGCAGCGGTCTCCGCTGCAAAGGCTGAGGGCGCGGCATCGGGAGCGGCGATTGCCGTCGCGGACGCCGAGGGCGCGCTGTACAAGCGCCTGACCGATCGTCTCAACCTGCTTGAAGCCGATGTCAGCCGGCTCAATACGCAGCTGCGCGCGGCGTGGCGGCATATCTGGCAGCTCGAGACCATCATGCGGAAAGCCGGCATGGAGCCGCCCCCGTTCGAGGATGAGCCGGTAAAGGCCGGCGGCACCGACTGACATGCTCGCTTGGCTGCTCGCCCACTGGCTGTCGCTGGCTGGTGTGGGCACTGCTGCTCTCGCGATCGCATTCCCGGCGGTGTCCGGGCCTATTTTTCGATTCCTACTTCTGACGGAGCGCGGCCGCTACCTGCTACTCGCAGGCATCGTCGCGTGCTCCTTTCGCTGGTGGACTACCCATTGCATTGCCGAAGGTCGTGCCGCTGCGGTGGCCGACCAAGCGCGAGAGACAGCGCGCACGCAGCAGGTAGCGCACCAGCAGGCAATAAAGCGCGACACGCAGTCGGACGCCGCAACCGCAGAAGCGCGCAAGAGTGCCGACACCCGTCTCGCCGATCACAACCAACGCGCCGCGCGCGTGGAGGGCATTGCCCGTGAGCCTCGTCCGCCTGTGCCTGCTGTGTGCCCTGGCCCCGATCCTCGCCTCACTCGCGAGCTGCAGGACGGCGGAGGTCGCCTACGCGCCGCCGAAGGTCGACTGCGAAGCCTCGGCACCTCCGCGGGTGGCGGTGCCGACTGAGCCGGCGCTGGATGAGAAGTCCGTGCCGCTCTGGCAGCTGTACGCCTTCGCGCTGCAGGAATACGCCGGCGAGCTGCTAGGCCAGCGTGTCGAGACAGCGATGTGCATGAAGGACATGCGCGACAAAGGCGTGATCCGGTGATCGTCCTCTTCGCAACCGGCGTGGCCCTGACGGGCTTCGCGCTGTCGTGCTTAGTGATTGGAATTTACCGGCTGGTCGACGAGACCGGCATCGAACGAGGGTGGTGGCAATGATGTACGGATTCCCCAACGCCTACGGCCCCAGCATGGCCGGCAGCGAAAACGCCATGGGCTTCATGCAGCCGTTCGCGTTCCGGCACCCGATGCTTGGCGGTGGGCTTCCGCCCCAGTCGATGCCGATGCGCACGGGCGGCGGACTGCCCCCGATGCAGCAGGGCAATACCGGCATCGTGCCGCCGAACATCCTGTCCGGCGGTGGCCTGCCTCCGCAGCAGATGCCGATGGTGCGCACTGGCGGCTATGACGCGCCGCAACAGCAGATGCCGCAGAACCGCCTCGCAGGCTTCGGTGGCGGCTACAACTTTGGGCTCGGTGGCTACCTGCGATGAGCCGCAGCACGACCGCCAAGGCGAGCGCGACCAATCGCGATCGCGTGCATGCGCTCGAGTTGTTCGCTGGCGAGACGTGCCCTGTGGCGGTGGACTTCACGGCCATTCTCGGTGCCGTGGCGGCGCTCTCGAGCGCGGACTGGTCGACGGACAGTCCATCGGTCGCGGCGATGGCGGATGCGGTCATCGACGGCAACACCTCCCAGATCACGCTCACTGCCGCCTCGCCAGGCGCCGCGATGTTGCGCTGCGTCGGCGGCACCGATAGCGGAACGCGCTTCGTGCAGCTGTTCGTGCTGACCGTCACGGCGGATGCGACGTTCGCGGGCAGCAACACCTCGGGCCCGTCGTCGCTTGAGGCGACAGCGGTTGTGGTTGGCGGTGGCGGTAGTGGGAGTGGCGTGCTCGACGGGGGTGGCGCATGAGCCAGCCCTACTACCTGCGCAGCGACACGACCGCCAACTGGGCGAGCGTCAATCCGATCCTTGCGGACGGTGAGCCGGGCGTCGAGATCGTTTCAACGTCACCGGCGCGCTTCAAGCTCAAGACCGGTGACGGCGTCACGCACTGGAACGATCTGCCGTACGCCAAGGCGAGTCTCGCTGGGGCAACGGGACCGCAAGGCCCAGCCGGCCCCACCGGCCCGCAAGGTCCGACCGGTCCCGCCGGTGCAGACGGCACCAGCTTCACGATCACAGGGCATGTCGCCACGTCCGGTGACTTGCCGGTGAGCGGCACGGCCGGCCAAGGCTATCTCGCCGACGACACGGGCCACTTCTGGATCTGGCCCGCTGGCGGATCGGCATGGTTCGATGCCGGCCAGCTGCAAGGCCCACAAGGGCCGACCGGACCACAGGGTCCGGCAGGTCCGGCGGGCCCAGCCGGTGCGACAGGCGCCACCGGCGCGACCGGCCCCGCGGGCCCGGCTGGCGCTACCGGCGCAACAGGCCCGGCCGGGGCAACAGGCGCAACAGGTCCGCAAGGCCCGAAGGGTGATAAGGGCGACACCGGTCCTGCGGGCTCGGGTGGCGATCCGACATTCGACGGCACCTACGGCGCCGACGCCACGGGCGTAAGCAACTGCGACACCGCCTGGGCGAATGCCATGGCCGCGGGTGTGCGCTTCCGACTGCGCGCCGGGACATACCGTTTTGCCAACGAAATCCCCTACAACGCCGAAGTCGAGATCGTCGGCGACGGGCCGAACAAGGTATTCCTGCGCAGCTACACGACGACCGGCAACGGTATGGTCGTTACGGGCTCGTCGGGGCTGGGTTCGGCAAACCGCATCGTCGCGAGCGGCTTCACGCTCGAGTACAAGGGCGCGGGCCAGGCGAGCGGCAAAGGCGGCGTCGTCTTCAAGCGCAAGCCGTATTGGACGAATGTCGTCGTCAAAGGCTTCCGCGACTTCTGCGGCCGGGCCGACTCTGTCGATGGCACGGTGGGCGGTTCGATCTTCTTCCCCGAGCTGCGCAACTGCCGGTTTGCCGAAAGCACGGCAGGCGATGGCTTCCAAGTGCGCTTCGGTGCGAACTGCTGGAACTTCTTCACCTGTCAGTTCGACAAGAACAAGAAAAAGGGCTTCCACCATTACACGGACGGCGGCGCCACCTACGGCACCGTCGTGAGCGGCGGGCAGGCCAGCTACAACAGCGAGCAGGGCTGGTTCATCGAAAGCGGGACGGACATTTCACTCAACGGCATCTACGGCGAATACAACGGCAGCCCGACGAACACCAATACGGACGGGTACACGAACACGGCGCTGTCCGCGACAGATCGCCTGGTCGATTTCCACTTCGGCGACTCCGCGAACCGGGTAAAGGCCAACCTCGCCGCCGTCCTCGGCAACAACGACGCGCACGTTCGCGTCCCGAGCGCAGGGAACGCGGTCAGCGCCAAGGTCGACGTCACTGCCGGCGGCAAGCGGTATACACCCATGGCGGCAGCCGTCAGCACCTCGTCGGCCACCACCCTCTCGCAGCTGGTGGCGAACTACAACGCGCTGATCACGGCGCTCAAGAACGGAAAGATCATCGGCTAGTCGGCCGAAGCCGCCGATGGGCGAACTTGCCCGAAATTCGGCGACGAAACAAAACGTTAGAGGTTAAGACAATGGCCGCGCCCATCGGGAACCGGAACGCGCGCAAGGGCAAAGAGTGGTTTGACGCCCTGCGGAAGCAATGCGTGCAGCGAGGCACGCTCGACAAGGTGGCGCAGGTCGTCTGCGAGAAGGCTGAGCAAGGCGAGCCGTGGGCCATCCAGGAGCTCGCCAACCGCTTTGACGGCAAGCCGGCGCAGGCGGTGGAGCTGAGCGGTCCGGACGGCGATCCGATGGAAGCGGTGACGCGGATCGAACTGGTGCCGATGCGTGGCAACAGCGCAGGTTGAGATCCCCGACAAGCTGATCCCGATCTTCGAGGGGCCGGCGGACGTTCGCGGCGCCTACGGCGGCCGAGGGTCAGCCAAGACGCGCAGCTTCGCCAAGATGGCGGCGGTGCGCGGACTGATGTACGGCAAGGCAGGCGTGTCGGGGCAGATTCTCTGCGCGCGGCAGTTCATGAACTCGCTCGACGATTCGTCGCTCGAGGAAGTGAAGCGGGCGATCGAGGACGAGCCGTTCCTCGCCGAGTACTACGAGGTCGGCGAAAAGTTCATCCGCAGCCGCGACCGGCGCGTGTGGTTCTCGTTCGCCGGCCTTGACCGCAGCATCGAGTCGATCAAGTCGAAGGGCCGCATCCTGCTGTGCTGGGTCGATGAGGCCGAGCCGGTAACCGACAGCGCGTGGTCGATCCTGATCCCGACGCTGCGCGAGGAAGGCGAGGGCTGGAACGCCGAGTTGTGGGTGACGTGGAACCCGAAGCGCAAGAGCGCGGCGGTGGAGCGGCGGTTTCGGCAATCGACCGATCCGCTGGTGAAGGTCGTCGAGCTCAACTGGCGCGACAACCCACGATTTCCGGCCAAGCTCGAACGTGACCGACAGCGCGACCTCGCCGATCCACTGGCGGATTACCCGCATGTGTGGGAGGGCGCGTTTGCCACGGCAATCACGGGCGCCTACTACGCCACCGACCTGACGAAGGCGAAGCAGGAGGGCCGTATTAGTGCCGTGGCGGCCGATCCGCTGCTAACGCTGCGCGTGCACTGCGACATCGGTGGCACCGGCGCCAAGGCCGACGCCTTCACGATGTGGGTCGACCAGTTCGTCGGGCAGCAGGTCCGGATCGTCGACTACTACGAGGCGGTCGGGCAGCCGATGGCGGCACACGCCGCCTGGCTGCGCTCGAAGGGGTACACGCCGGAACGGACGACGATCGTCCTCCCGCATGACGGCGCGCAGCAGGACAAGGTGTATGCGGTGTCCTACCGCAGCGCCTTCGAGGACATGGGCTACACGGTCGTCGTCATCCCAAACATGGGCGCCGGCGCGGCCTCGCGGCGTATCGAAGCGGCCCGCCGGCTGTTCCCGAGCATCTGGTTCAACGAAGCCACCACCGGTGCCGGGCGCGACGCGCTGGGCTGGTATCACGAAAAGCGGGACGAGGAACGCGGCATTGGCCTCGGGCCGAACCACGACTGGGCGAGCCACGCGGCCGACAGCTTCGGCCTGATCGCTGTTGACCACGCCAGCCACGCCCCGAACCTGCCAATCGGCCCCGACTTCTACGACTACGCGGTGGACTACTGACCATGAGCTACACGAAAGAGCAGCGCGCCGACAACAAGCTGCTCGACGTCATGCGCGAGCAGTACCCGAAGGCCGTCGAGGCGTGCGCGAAGCTGTACGACCAGGCGCGCGAGGACATCAAGTTCGTCAGCGTGCCCGGCAACCAGTGGGATGAGTCGCTTAAGCAGCGCCGCAAGAACCGGCCGACGTACGAGTTCCCCAAGCTGCGCATGCAGCTGCAGCAGATCATCAACGAGATGCGCCAGACCCGGCCGCAGGGCAAGGTCCGGGGCGTCGAGGAAGCCGACCGCGGGCTGGCCGAACTGATGCAGGGCCTGTGCCGCAACATCGAGTCGACCAGCAACGCCGACCGCGCCTACGACATCGCCTTCGAATCCGCGGTTCTTGGCGGTATGGGCGTGTGGCGCATCTGCACGGACTACCTGAACGACGACGACCTCGAGCAGGACATCCGCGTCAAGCCGATCCGCAACTTCGCCTGCGTGAAGTTCGATCCGGCCGCCGTGGAGATCGACCGGCGCGACGCGCGCTATGTGTTCGTCGAAGAGCTGATCCCGCGCAGTCAGTTCGAAGCCGACTACCCCGACGCCAAGCTCGAGGATTTCGAGGGTGACGCGCACTGCAAACAGCACTGGCAGGACCGCGACCAGGTCCGCATCGCCGAATACTGGTACAAGAAGCCGGTCACGCGCGAGCTGTGGGTGGTGCGTTCGGCGAATGGGGATTCGGTCGTCAACAGCGACGAACTCGGCATTTCCGAGGACGAGCTGGCCGCCGCCGGGCTGGAAATCGTCAACCGCCGCACGGTCAAGACCCACAAGGTCTGCATGCGGATCACCAACGGCCACGAGTGGCTGACGGACGAGTACGAGTTCCCGTCGAAGTACATCCCGATCGTTGTCACCTGGGGCAACATCGCCAACATCGACGGCGAGGACTACTGGTGCGGCGCGGCGCGGTTCGGCAAGGACCAGCAGCGCCTCCACAACGTCCACCGGACGGCGATCATCGAGGCGGTCGCGAAGTCGCCCAAGGCGCCGTTCATCGCCAAGCCGAAGTGGCTGGGCCAGCACAAGCGCCAGTGGGACAACGCGAACGCCGAGGACTACCCGGTCCTCTTCATTGAAGACAACGCGCCGGACGGCGTCCTGCCGCAGCGTGTGCCGCAGGCTGAGGTGCCGGTGGCGCTGATCCAGCTCGCCGGCATGGACGCCGACGACATGAAGGCGGCCACGGGCATCTACGACGCCTCGCTGGGCGCCCGATCGAACGAGACCAGCGGCAAGGCCATCGCGACCCGCGCCCAGCAGGGCACGACCGCCAACTTCAACTACATCGACAACCTCACCTACGCGATCCGCTACACCTACGAAATCTTCGTCGACATGATCCCCCGCGTGTACGACACCCCGCGCGTGGTACGCATCCTCGGCGACGATGGCGCGGCGAAGTGGAAGCAGCTCTATCAGGAAGTGCAGGATCCAGAGACGGGCGAGCCGCACATCCTGAACGACATCCGCAAGGGCAAGTACGACGTCACCGTCACGGTCGGCCCGAGCTATGCGACGCAGCGCATGGAGGCGGCCGAAGGGTTCGCCCAGCTCGCCGGCCAGATCGGCGGCGCGTTCCCGGCGGTCGGCCCACTGCTCGCGTACGCCACGCTGCACAACAGCGATTTGCCGGGCATGGACGAGATCGACTCGGCGCTGCGTCAGATTCTCGTCGGGCAGGGCTTGCTCAAGCCGAAGGAAGGCGAACAGCCGCCGCAGCCTCAGCAGCCGAATCCGAAGGACGTCGCCGACGCCAAGCAGAAGGAATCGGCCGCCGCGCTCAACCAGGCGAAGGCGCAGGGCCAGCAGCTCGACAATGCTGCGATGGCAGCGCAGCTGGCACACGCGCACGCGATGGGGGCGATGGGGCCACCGCAGTTCTATCCACCCGACCAGATGACGCACGACTTCCAAGCCCCGCAAGGGGCTTTTTTTACGCCTGACGGTCAGCCGCCGGGCCCGCAGTTCACGGGCTAAGCCCGCCCGCACTGGCGCGGTCTCGCCAGATCCCACGAGGACACGATGAGCGACACCACCAACACCGCCGAAAGCGGTGCGGGCGCCGTTGCGCCTGCCACCAACGAAGCCCCACAGCAGGTTACGCAGGGCACCGAACCGCAGACCGAACTCACCCCGGAGCAGCAGGAAGCCGAGAAGGCCGAACAGCAGCGCCAGGAGGAGGAGGGCCGCAAGAAGAACCGCACGCGCGAGTACATCGAGCGCATCAAGCAGGAAAACGCCGAGCTGCGTCGGCGCGTGGCTGAACAGGAATTTCGCAGTCAGCCGCGGACGCAGCAGCAGGCGTCGCCCACTCCCCAGCAGGCCGGCGACCGCCGTCCGACGCTCGAGGACTACGGCTACGACTTCAACGCCTGGCAACAGGCAGACACGATCTGGATCGACCAGCAGGCAGAGCGTCGCGCCGCCGCGCTACTCGACCAGCGTACCCAGCAGCAGCGACAGCAGGAAACGTGGTCCGGATGGGCCCAGCGTTCCGCCGAGTTCGCTGCAGAACATGACGACTTCGAAGAGGTCGTCGGCTCCATGCCCGGCTTCGATCCTGCCCTGCAGGAAGCCATCGCACGCCATCCCAACGGCCCGGCGATCGCCTACCACCTCGGCAACAACCCCGCCGATCTGCTCGCCTACGCGAACACCAATCCGCATTACGCGGACCTCGCGTTGCAGACGATCGCCGCGCGCCTCGGCAGCGCCTCGGCCGCCGCGCAGCAAGTCGCTGCGCCCACGGCTCCTGCGCCGAACAAACCCATCACGAAGGCCCCGCCGCCGGCTCCCACGGTCGGTGGTCGTGCACCCGCGTCTGTCGACCCGGATCGCATGACGACCGAGCAGTGGCGCGATTGGCGCGAGGCCCAACTCAAAGCCAAAAGGGGCTAACCCGCCATGAGCAATACCCTGCTGACTCCTACCGCAGTGACCCGCGAGGCGCTGCGCATCCTCCACCAGAAGCTCAACTTCATCGGCAACGTCGTCCGTGACTACGACGACAGCTATGCCAAGTCGGGCGCCAAGATCGGCGACTCGCTCAAGATCCGCCTGCCGAACCAGTACACGGTCCGCACCGGCGCGACGCTGAGCACGCAGGACACGACCGAGTCGAGCGTGACTCTGCAGGTCAACAACCAGATCGGCGTCGACCTGAACTTCACCTCGGTCGACCTGACCTTGTCGCTCGACGACTTCGGCCCCCGCATCCTGGACCCGGCCATGTCGGTCCTGGCGGCGAACATCGAATCGACGGTGCTGTCGAACGTCTACAAGGACGTTTACGCCTCGATCTGGAACAACGGCTCGGCCGCGACCTACAGCAAGGCGCTTGACACCCGCGTCAAGCTGCAGAACGCGCTCGCCCCGGTCAACGACCGCACCATGCTCCTCGATCCGACCGCGATGGCGGACGTGGTCAAGGACACCAAGACGCTGTTCAACGACCAGGCCGCGATCGCCAAGCAGTACAAGGAAGGCATGGTCGGCCGCGTCGCGGGCTACGACTGGTACGAAAACACGATGATGCCCTCGCACACCGTGGGCGACGCCGCGTCGTACGTCTGCAACACCTCGACCGGCATCACCTCGGGCTCGGCGACCA